ATTCTGTCGAAGCTGGCTGCAACGCCGGTGGACGAAACGAAAGTGAATCATGGCGAAGGTGAGGACGAAGACCCTGCCGACCGCTACTTCAACTAACCGCACGACAGCCTATGCCGAAGCGGTGCTGGCCGGTGAGATTGTCGCGGGGCCGCATGTCCGCAACGCCTGCCGCCGCCATCTGGACGACCTGAAGCGCGCGGATGTCTGGTTTGATCACGCGGCTGCGGATGAGGCGTTCGGGTTCTTCGAAGATGTGCTGAAGCTAAGTGAAGGCCAGTTCGAGGGCCAGGCCTTCACGCTGCAGCCTGCGCAGGCTTTTATCGTCGGTTCGCTGTTCGGGTGGAAGCGCCCTGATGGCACGCGCCGATTCCGCCGCGCCTACATTGAGCAGGGTAAGGGCAACGGTAAATCTCCGCTGGCTGGCGGTATCGGGATTAAGGGCGTTTGCGCCGATCAGGAGCCGGGCGCGCAGATCTATGCGGCGGCATCGAAGACTGATCAGGCGCAAGTGCTGTTTCAGGACGCCTGCAAGATGGTGCGGGCGGCACCGGCGCTGAAAAAACGCTTGCAGTTCTCTGGCGGCGTGGGGCGCGAGTTTAACATCGCCCACCTTAGCAGCGGTTCGTTCTTCCGGCCGGTTTCGCGCGAGGCTGGCAAGAGTGGATCAGGCCCGCGCCCGCACATCGTGCTGGCGGATGAAATCCACGAAATGCCAGACGGCAAGATTCTGGAAATGCTAGAGCGCGGGTTTAAGTTTCGCCGGCAGCCTTTGCTGCTGATGATCACGAACAGCGGCTCAGATCGCAACTCGGTCTGCTGGGAAGAACACGAACACGCGGTGAAGGTGGCGGCGGGCAACCTGAACGCGAAAGACGGAGATGCGTTCTATCTGGGCGAGCCGGTCGACGACACGACGTTCAGCTATGTGTGTGCGTTGGACCCTGGCGATAACCCGCTGGAAGACCCGGCCTGCTGGATCAAGGCGAACCCGCTTCTGGGCGTGACGATCACGCAGGAATATCTGCAGGGGGTGGTCGACCAGGCCAAGGCGATGCCGGGCAAGCTGAACGGCATTCTGCGGCTGCACTTCTGCGTCTGGACGGACGCCGAGACGGCATGGATGACGCGGGCCACGCTGGAGCCGTGCATCGTTGATTTTGAGCCGCTCGACCTTCACGGCGGGCGCCCGGTCTATCTCGGCGCCGACTTGTCGCAGGTGAAGGACATCACCGCGCTGGCGTATTGCACGCGATCGGGCGTGGTCGAGGCGGGCGAACACGCTGGCAAGCCGATCTATGATGCTTGGGTGCAGGCGTGGACGCCGGGCGACACGATCGCGGCGCGGGAACTGGTAGACAAGCTGCCCTATCAAACGTGGGTGCGCGATGGCCACCTGAACGCGCCGAAGGGGCAGAGCATCAACTACCGGCACGTCGCGCAGGCAATTGCCGAAGCGGTGCATGATTTCGACGTTCAGTGCATCGCTTACGACCGATATGCGTTCAGCCGGATGCTAGAACCGGAAATGCGCGAGCTTGGCCTGGCGGTGGAATGCATTGAGCATCCGCAGGGCGGGACCAAGAAGGGCCGCGCGACGGACGACATGAAGGCGGCGGCGATCGCGGCCGGGCGCGAGCCTGAAGGCCTGTGGATGCCGATGAGCGTTCGGCAGGTGGAAGAATTGATCTTGGAAGGCCGGCTGCGGATTCAGCGCAACCCGGTGACGATCTCGGCAATGATGAGCGCGGTGACCGACGAGGACCGCTGGGGCAACTACTGGCTGGCAAAGGAGCGCGCGGTGAACAAGATTGACGCGGCAGTGGCGCTTTGCATGGCAGTGGGCGCGGCGCTGGCGCTGGACGGTGTTAGCTTCACCTTGGTTAGCCCTTGGGACGACCCCGCTTTCACGTTGGCGGCTAACCGATGAGCAAGTTTCTCGACTTCATTGGCTGGCCGTCTGAGCCGGTGGAGCGGCGCATTGTAAGCGAAATCCCCGGCATCGAACGGCCACATGCGAATATCCTGCAGGTCTTTGGGCTTGAAAGCGTTCAGCTTCCGCCGATCGGCATCGACAACGCGCTGACTGTTCCGGCGTTCTGTTCGGGCGTTTCGTTCTTGAGCCGGTCGCTTGCGACACTGCCGCTGCACGCTTTCCGCAAGACGGCTGGTGGCAACCAACGGATCGACGGCGGGCTTGAGACGCTAATCCACGAAGCGCCTAACCCTGAGTGGACTTCGTTCAAGCTGCGGCAGTATTTTTGGCAGCAGGTTTTTACCGGCGGGCGCGGCCTGCTCTGGATTGAGCGCAGCGGTTCGAACATCACCGGCCTGTATCCGGTGAACCCGCTTCGGACGAACATTCGCCGCGACGACATGGGCCGCACGACATACGAGATCGCTGGAAAAGTGTTTTCGGCTTCCGACGTGATCGATGTGCCGTTCATGCTGCGCACCTGCGGCGTGGCACACTATGGGCCGGTTGTGCTGGGCGCGAAAGCCATCCAGCTGGCGCTTGCGATGAACGAATACGGCGCGACATTCTTCGCGGGTGGCGGCGTTCCTCCGCTGGCACTGGTCGGCCCGCTTCCTGCTGGCCCTGACGCCATGAAGCGGGCGCTTGACCAGACGCAAGCGGCGATCGCTGCCGCGCGCGAAAGTGGCAAGCCGATTGTCAACAGCCCGCCGGGCTATGAACTTAAGCCGATCGGGTTCGACCCTGAAAAGGGCCAAATGACTGATGCACGGCGCTTCCCGGTCGAGGAAATTGCGCGGGTGCTGCAGATTCCGCCGACGTTCCTGCAAGACCTGACCCACGGCACCATGAGCAACACCGAGCAGGAAGACCTGCGGCTGGTGAAGCACCTTCTGAGCCAGTGGGCGCAGGCGCTGGAAGAGGAAATGAACCTTAAGCTGTTCGGCCAGCGGAACGGCGGCAGGTTTGTGGAACACAACCTCGACGGAATGCTGCGCGGCGACTTCTTGAGCCGGATGCAGGGCCTTGGGCAGGCGGTGCAGAATGGCCTGATGACACCTGACGAAGCCCGCGCTCTGGAAAACCGCCCATCGATGGGCGGAAACGCAGACAAACTCTTCATGCAGGGCGCCACGGTTCCGATCGACATGGTGACCGCGCCCGGTTCGCAGGGGAATGCTAATGGAATTTGAAACCCGCTCTGGCCTGCCGGTTGAATTGCGGTCGGCTGACGACGGCACGGTCGTTGTCGAAGGTTATGCCGCTGTGTTCGATCAGCCGACGAATATCGGTGATGTGTTCATGGAAGTAATTGCGCCTGGCGCTTTTCGCGCAGCGCTGGCTCGCGGCGACGACACCGAATTCCTGATCAACCACGGCGGTCTGCCGCTTGCCCGTTCAACAGCCGGCAACCTCACGATGGCCGAGGATGCCAAGGGCCTTAAGATCCGCGCGGTTCTCGATGGCAGCGACCCCGATGTGCAGCGGATCGTGCCGAAAATGCGCGCCGGAATGCTGGACCAGATGAGTTTTGCATTTCAGGCGACCGGCCAACGCTGGGACACCCCGGCCGAAGGCATGGACGTTCGCACGATCACCGATGTGATGCTTTACGATGTGTCGATCGTGAACAGGGGCGCATATCCGCAGACTTCGATTGCCATGCGCAGCCGTGATGAGGCGCGCAAGGAAGCTGACGAAGCGGAAGCCGCGCGCATCCGCCGCGAAGGTTTTACGGTGCGGACGCTGCCGCGCAAGGCAGAGCAGGAGCAGAAGTTCCGCCGCATCTAGAGTTTCCCGGCGACCGCCGGAGGCCCGCAGGAGCTTCCTTCCTGCACCCGTAAGCCCGCCATTCCCGGCGGGTTTTTTTATGGAGCAATAGCATGTCTCTCACTGCCCTTCAGGAGCAGCGCGGTCGCCTTGTCACTCAGGCCCGTGAAGCGCTCGACGAAATCAAGACCAACACCGACAACGCGCGTGCCGCCGAACTGGAAGCCCGCCATGACGCGATCATGGCTGACTTCGACAAGGTAGAAGCCAACATCGCCCGCGAGGAACGCCTTGCCGCGATGGAAGCGCGCCACGAAGAGGCCCGCGCCAAGAACCGCCCGAACATGAGCGGCGAAGGCAAGGGTTCGGAAGAAGCGGCCAGCATCAGCTACCGCGATGCGTTCATCAAGCTGGCCCGCGTCGGCTTTGATCCGCAGGAACTGGCGCCGGAAGAGCGCGCTGTCATTCGTGCCGGCGTTGTCGCCAAGATCGAAGGCCGCGCGCAGACCACGACCGCAGGCGCAGGCGGGCACACTGTGCCGACCGAGCTTGCAGCGGTGGTTGATAAGACCATGAAGATGTGGGGGCCGATGTATTCGGAAGACATCTGCACGGTTCTGACGACCAGCGGCGGCAACCCGCTCGATTTCCCGAAGACCGACGACACGGCAGTTGCAGTTGCCCAGCACAGCGAGGCGAGCGCACTAACCGACGACAACGGCGTCGATGCGACGTTCACCAAGCTGACTCTT